TATAAATTTTGCGTTTATTAAAGGATAACGGTATGTATGAAAGGCATTTAGAGATATTTAAGGCGAATAACCCGTGGAAGTACGCGGAGTGCGAGAGGAATAAGCTATTACCAATTAGACAGTATTGATTTATCGGCGGCGACTTTATTAATAATTTCCCGACCGGAATGGCAAGTATCAAATCTACCCTTGTTTATTTCGGCAATCACGATATTTTGAAGTGTATTGTAATACGCTTCGGGCGTGATCCCGGATGTGGTCATATGAAAATGTTGCTGACTGTCATTAGCAATAAGGCTTGCGTATTCTTCTTTTACTTGTTGGATCAGTTCGGAACGGTTCATATTCAACACTCCTTTTTCTTTAGGATATGTAATAACTGAAAAATCATGCAGGAATATAGATAATTAAAGAGGTGGATAAGATATGCGGAATTATCAGCGGAAGAAGATAAATGAATATTCAATGCCTCATAATCTTTATATGCAGATACAGTATAAAATACGGGATTATGACAGATTAAAGCGCGAATATTTAGATATACTGCATTCATCTCCAGATCCGCATGAGATATATTCAAAAGCGGCATTTAAAGGAAGTCCGACAGAGAGTAAAGCTATAAAATTATCTTGTATTGATAACTCACTCAAAGGAATAGATCAAGCTATTATTGAAGTGCGCGGGATTTACTCAAGCATCACCTACGAAGAATTTGATCCGATAAAAGCATATTGGAGCTATGATTATTATAATTACATACATAAAAGGAAAAATATGGACGATATTGGACCCAGCCGGAGGACGTGGAATAACTATAAAACTATGTTCAGTAAAATAATTGCACAAAATTTAAAATTATTTTGAAAATTTGCACAATGGGGCGAAAAGATATTTTATAGTTCATGGTGGAGGTATATAATGGGATATATAGAAGCTGTTAAAGATGGTATAAGAATATCTGGAAATGACGCAACAGATAATTGGTATTATCCAAAATGCCATATTTGTGGCATAGAAGTTCCTAATTGGAATTATAAGCATGATGTCAAATATACATGCAAAGAATGTAAAATTAAAATATACCTTTCTGACAGGGAAGCAAAAACAGAGAATAATACTGATTTAAAAAAGAAAAAAATAGAAAATGCGATAAATAGAATAGGGAAAGTAACAAATATATCAGAATATCGTAGAGCTATTGAAGTTATAACCGACAAACTACATAGGCCTGGGTGGTTTGAAAGTACCGAAGAAATTATGGTTGCTATCGAATTGGTAAAAAATAAAATAAAAGCAAGACATCAAGTGAAATTTGGTAGGTATAGAGCCGACTTTGTGCTTCCAGAAGAAAAAATAATATTGGAAATAGACGGTATATTGTTTCATACCGAAAGAACGATGGAAAAAGAAATACTTCGTGATAATCTAATGTTACTTTCGGTAGGGGTCGAATGGGAAGTAATCAGAATAACAGATAAATTAGTGAACGAAAATATTACAATGTTAATTCCGGCAATAAGAGGAATAAAAAAAGAACGACAAGATTTAAGGGAGAAAAATGATGGAATGCTTCCTGCGTGGTATTCGAATAGAGAAATAAACAAGATAAAAAAAGCAAGGAAGTTATAAGAATATATTTAAACCGTCTTTCTATATCGGAGACGGTTTTTTTTGGGATGAAGTAGGTGGGAAGATATGGCTGGAGGCAGACCTAGGAAATATAGTAAATTAGTGGAATTCGCTCATAAAATAAATGAATATTTTAAATATTGCGATGGATATGAAAAACCGTATACCGTCAGCGGATTGTGTATATACCTTGATATTACTAAAGAAACGCTGTTAAATTATGAGAATAAAAAAGAGTTTTTTAGCACAATAAAAAAAGCAAAATTAAAAATAGAGAATTGGGTTGAAGAAAATTCGTTGATGGGTAAGGTTAACCCAACGGCAGCAATATTTAATCTTAAAAATAATTTTGGTTGGAAGGATAAACAAGAGCCACAAACTGATACAGCTACAATCGAATTAATAGCGCGGACATTATCTGAGGTGAAACGACAAGCTGATGAAATTAACAAACAAGCAAGCGGAATACATACAGAAGGCGACGCATAGATGGAATTTTAAAGTAGGTGCAACCGGCGCGGGAAAATCATACATTGACAGTTTTTATATTATCCCGCAGCGTATATTAGAACGTGCTAAAAAGTCGGGAATAAGTGTTATAATGGGCGTGACCCGCGAGACTATTGAGCGTAATGTCTTACGCCCCATGCGTGACTTTTACGGCGATACAGTAGGAGAAATAAATAACCGGAATATAGCGCGGATCGTGGGCGAGGATATTTACTGCCTTGGCGCTGAGAAGATAAACCAACTAAGCAAAATACAAGGTGCGACATTTAAATATTTATATGGTGACGAAGTCGCAAGGTGGAACGAAGAAGTATTTAACTTTGCAAAATCAAGGTTAAGAACTTCGTATTCTTGTTTCGACGGTACTCTTAATCCCGAAAGTCCTAATCACTGGTTAAAGAAATTTCTTGATAGTGACGCTGATATTTATAACCAGCACTATACAATTGATGACAATCCTTTTTATCCCGAACGCGAGAAAGAAGAATTAAAACGGGAGTATGCCGGGACGATTTATTATCAACGTTATATATTAGGCTTGTGGACACAGGCAGAGGGTGCGATATATAAACAATTCGCGGATAATCCATTAAAATATTTATGGCGTGATGATAGATTCCCAAATTTTATGCGTATTTCTATCGGAGTTGACTGGGGTGGAAGTGAAGCGTCATATGCCTTCGTTGCCACTGGACATACAGCGGACGGTCGCATCATTGTTTTGGCGAGTGAGCGTCATTATTTGCCACAAGCGGCTCCGCAAGAAATAGATACAAAAATTATTGAATTTTGTCGATTTGTTAAGGAAAAATATGGATATATCAATAATCTATTTGCTGACAATGAAAATATTTCGATGTGTAACGGAATACGCAAAGCCTTAGGATTGGCAATACCGGAAATAAGCGTAAGAGAAACAGATAAAGAAAATATAATAGACAGGATCAGTGTTACAAACCGTTTGATTGGCGCGGAAAAATTATATTATACCGGTGATTGCCAATCGCTCGTAGAGGCATTGGAACAAGCGGTATGGGATAAAGAGCAAAGTATAAAACAAGGGAAAGATATTCGCCTTGATGACGGCACAAGCGACATTGACAGTCTTGACGCTTTTGAATATTCATGGCAGCGGTGGATAAGAGAATACGATAGAAGGTGACGCCTTGAACATATTTACCCGAATTTGGAAGGGGATTAAGAGTATGATATTTGGTACAACTACAATAGAGCAGGCTTTAGGGGTGAAGGTTATTCAAGACACCAATTTAGAACGAGATCGGAAACTATGGCGAGAAATGATAGCCGGTAATGCTCCTTGGAATGATAATACGCCAAGTTTGCGGCTTGCAAGCGGTATTTGCAAAGAAACGGCTCGGTATACAACATTTGAACTTAAAAGTGAAATAACCGGGAGCGCAAGAGCAGATTATTTACAGGAACAATATATACATATAATTAATTCCGCAAATGAAGATGTAGTAAATATTACCGGCGGCGGGTCGTGCATATTGAAACCATATGTGCACGGACTAAATATATTGTCCACAACGGTATTAAATGACTGCTATTATCCTCTTAAATATAATGATTTAGGCGATATTGTGAGTGTTGTATTTTCCAAGAGAATAGTCAAGCAGGAAAATAAAGATATACTTAACTATACGTTACTTGAAAAACACGAATGGAATGAATCTACGCTTGATTACGAAATTACGCACGACGCTTTTGTCTCAAAAACAAATAGTGACAACATAGGGAATCCCGTTTCGCTTGCGTCTGTTGAGGAATGGGCGCATTTGCAGCCAAACATATTATATAAAAATATACCACAGCCATTATTCGTAGAAGTTAACATGCCTAATATGAAATCAATATTTGCTGACGCTGTCAATATAATTGAGGAAGCTGACAAACAATACGGATATACGAATTGGGAATATTATGCAGGAAAAACAAAAATACACGCAAGCATCGATATATTTAAAAATGACGAACGCGGGAAATTAATTTTGCCTGACAAGGATATTTATGTCGCATTAGATGCAGCCGGTAAAGATTTCCCAATATATAACCATTCGCCAGAGTTAAGGGATGAATCACTTTTTAGAGGCCTTAATGAATATAAACGTACCATTGAATTTATAATCGGATTTGCGTACGGCATAATATCAGACCCTAACCAAGTTGAAAAGACGGCAGAAGAAATCCGGGCAGGTAAGCAACGATTTCTTGTTACAATTCAGGGCATACAGAAGATTATGCAGGAGGCATACGAAAAGCTTATAAAATCAATGGATATTCTCGCGACAATATATAATTTAGCTCCGCAAGGTAAATATGATGTTAATTTTACGTGGGGCGACAGCATTATGGAAGACCCTGACAAAGAGTACGCGCGGCGGAAAGAGATGGTTGCTATGGGATTGTTAAAGCCGGAACAGTTTGTTGCGTGGTATTTCGGTATTGAATATAAAGACGATGAAGCGACAAAGCAGGCATTGGCAAATATTATGCCGGAATTGGTAAATGAAATGTCATGATTACTCCCGAAATGCTTGAAAGCCTCCCGTATCAACCCATGCAAATAGCATCGCGCTTACAAAACGCTATTATAGAGCATATCGTTTCTGACTTAGGCGCATTCGATAAAATATCTTCAATGGCTGATTATGAGAATAGAATTCCGTTGATGATTAAGCAATTTGATACCGCTATTAATGAATATGTAAATCAATACAATGGCGATTTAATAAATACACTCACCGATATGTTTATTGCGCTGGTAATAGGTGATATGCTAACCAAAGATCAGGCAAAAAAGGCAGGAATCGTATATTTGCCATACGAAAGAGATAGAAATGTGCAAAATATAGCGCAGGATAGTATAAACGATACATACAATCATTTAAAGCTTGATGTTAAAGATATAGGCATTACTGACACAGTAAACGGGAAAGCGGTATTTGAACCTCTTGCGCCGATAGGTTATCAACCGACTATCAGTAAAAGCGGAGCTTATCAAAGAACATTTAACGGCGTCGCGAACGATTATTTAGGCAGCGGGCAGGATTATAATACCGTTATTAGAAATATTGTTAAGAGAATAACGGACAGCGGGATAAGAACAGTTACATATCGGGACGGGAGCGGCAATATAACACGCACAGATAATATTAATGTAGTCGTCCGCCGGTCGGTATTGTTTGCAATAAAACAGCAATCGCAGTTGATTGAAGAATATAACGCCCAAAAAGCCGGGGTTACTACATGGGAAATATCATGGCATAGCGGATATAGACCTACACATGGATGGGGCGGACGGCGTTTTACTACAAAAGATATAGACGATATTGACCCTCAGACTGGAAGCAAGTACCCACTTGAAACCGAACTATACGAGATGTTTGCTGTCGATGGCGAAATCGGGACGCTTGACGATTATAACTGTTATCATACCAAACATTGGATATTTCCATGGGATACGCCTTTATACAGCCTTGACGAATTAGAAGAAAGGGATAAAACTGAAAAAGCGCTTGTAAAATATGGCGATAAGTTGTATAATAAATATGAGGCACGGCAACGGCAGCGAGAGCTTGAAGTCAAGATGCGCGCGGTAAGGCTTGAGGCAGACGGGTATAAAGCGGCAGGGCTTGAAGATGATTTCATGACAAAACGCGCCTTATATCAGCGTTACCGGCAGGAATATAAAAAGTTTACTGACGCAATGGGGTTGAAAACAGAATATGAGCGGGTATATTATGACCGATTAGGTAAGATCGGCGGGAAAGTAACGCCAGTATTTAATTCAACTGCAAGATTAGAATATCACTTTGACAAACACGTTATCAAGCGTAAAGAATTTGGAAATATAACCATTGAAGAATATAATGATTTGGCAAAAAAATTCTTTAAAAGAAATAGTGGCATTGAGGAATTTACAATTAAAGGCGATACTATTCACGGAAATATAAAATTTCTTTATGATGAAAGTAAAAACGAATTTGGAGTAATTAAAGAAAGTGGAATAATAGAAACATTTTTTAAACCTAAGAACAAAACAAAATATTGGAATAATCAAAAGGAAAAATATAAGGAGCAATTAATATGAGCAAATATAAATGTCCTTGTTGCGAAAATTTAACATTAGATAGTTCCGGGCATTTTGATATTTGCTCTGTTTGCGGTTGGGAAGATGATAGTTTGCAATCCGACAATCCCGATTATGAAGGTGGGGCAAATGATATGAGTCTTAATCAAGCGCGGGAGGCATATAAGAAAGGGGAGCAGGTGATATAATGGATAATTTCAAAATCATGTACAAAATCCTTAACGCTTTAGAAAAGTCAATGGATTTAGAGGAATTTGACAGCGGTATTATAACACATGAATATATTGGCGCGTCATATCCGCGTTGGTGCCAATGTATACGTATACTCGCCGACGACGGACTTATTAAAGGAATTATCATTACTAAAGATGTTTTAGGGCGGCTGCGTATAAAGAATTTAGATCAAATTAAAATTACTATGTATGGTTTAGAATATCTTACTGAAAACAGTACGATGAAAAATATACAGAACACGCTAAAAGGCATAAAGGAAATCATACCGGGAATTTAGCTAAATTAATAATTCAAACGCTTGCGAATATCGTAGGCGTTTTTATTATATCACCGAGGCGCAAGGTATAAACGCGAATCCAAAGCGGAACAAACCGCTATATAAATTGTATGGAGGATATATGGATATTTTAGAAATGTTGACAAATGCAGGGGTTACAATTCCAGAGGAAAACAAAGCGGAGTTTGATAAAACGTTCCGCAAAGAGTTTAAACATATTGCCGAGATTGCGACTAATAACGGTAAATATGACGCTGAAATCAAAGGGTTAAATGAGCAGCTTGATACCGCTAATAACAAGATACAGGAGTTTACATCGATGGATATTGACGGTATAAAAAAGGCGGCGGATGAATATAAAGCCGCTGCCGAACAAGCCAAGGTTAACGCCGATAAACGTATTGCTGAACTTGAATTTGACGGTGTTTTAAAAGAACATCTAATGCCATTTAAATTTAGCTCAGACTATGCGCGCGCCGGTGTCATGCAGGAGATTAAGACTAAAGGTTTACCGCTTGATAACGGTAAAATTACAGGCTTTGATGATGTAATTAAATCAATTAAAGAAGCGCAACCTACAGCATTTGTAGACGAAACAGCTCCGCCTCCGCCAATGTACGCGGGAGCGGGAAAAACGCCAATCAACAAAAATATGACAAAAGAGGAATTTTCTAAACTGGGTTATAGCGAACGTTTGAAACTCAAAGGAGAAAACCTCGCTCTTTATGAGCAATTATCAAAGAAAGGATATGATTAATTATGCCAGCAACAGCAACATTCCTCGGATACCCATTCGACCAAGAGCTTTTTATGCAGATGTGGAATGAGGTTCCTGATCCTCGTTTAACCGCAATGCTCCAATCCGGCGCAATGGTTAATGACGAGGCTATTAGAACACAAATACAAAACGATGGTAATTTTTATACCATCCCATTTTACAATGTCCTTGAGGGAACGGAACAGAACTATGACGGTATGACCGATATTACCCTTACCGAAACAACCGGAACAATCCAAAGCGGTATTGTCTATGGACGCGCCAAAGCTTTTTCAGCGCGTAACTTCCAAGCTGAGCTTTCCGGAGCAGACCCGATGGGGCATATTGCGGCGACATTCGCGCGATATTGGCAAAATCAAGAACAAAAGCGGCTGATCGGTACGATCGGCGGCGTGTTCGGAATGAGCGACGCAAGCGCAAACGCTACTTTGTTTAAATCAACTCATATACT